AAACTAATTTATCCGCAACAAATTGTCGATGCTCTTAACCACAATAATAACTCTCACCAACCTCGTCAGTACGATGCCGCAATGTCTGTATATGATAGGTGCACGGTTATAGGTGCCAAAATCACAGTCAGACACTTATCTGGTGGTTCCGGAGTCACGGAACAGGTTCCCGTTTACTGGGGTATGAAACTCGATAATACTGCTTATGAACGTTACGACCTCGCCGGTGAGGATCTCGATAACATTGTTGAAATGACGGGCCGTAAAAGGATGCGGGTCACTGGTCGATCCGATAATCGAGGACCCGGTTTCCATTCAAAGGATGTACAAGTCTTTAAGTATTGTGCCAAAAAATTCTACAAAACAAAATCGCTATTCGCAAATCCAGGTAATCCGGCTGCAGAGACCGGTTACTGGTGTGGTTCACACTACACATCAGACCAAGGTGAACAAGTTGGTTACCCTGTTATAAAGCTATGGGCCTGCGCTGCAAAAAAAACATTAACATCATCAGAACAAGACCCTGTAATTCACAACTTCCAAGTCATAATTGACTGGATAACAGTTCTTACTCAAAGAAACCCCTTTGACAAGGACTCTTAGGCGCCGAAGGCGCTTAGCCGCCGAAGGCGGAAGAAGTACGGCCGAAGGCCGTTTAGCAACATCTGAAAACACTGACTAGCGGTTCAGCCATGCAACACTGACTAGCGGTTCAGCCCCTTTATTAGATTAGGGGAGTCTAATTAATGTATTTAAACTTGTAATTTCGTAAACACACCATCTATCTTTACTTAACTTATCCCTATTAGGGAGTTCATTAGAAAAAATAAAAATGTGAGGAGGATTAAACATGCAAACACCTCCTTCGTACTTAGGACTAAAAAAATATCCATTCTTAACTTCTTCTATACCGGTATAACTCAAATACTGCAAATCTACACTTCTAGGGATATCAATAGTAATTAACTCTGGCGGTCTTCCTCCATTCTCCATCATCTTACAAATCTGGTGCTTCATATCACACGCTTTGTTTGATAGTGGAACCCCCCCCTTCTTCCCTCCAAGGTACTTGCAGAAGGCACTCTTCCCCGTACCTCCCAAAGCTTCGTAAATCCAAACGATTGTTCGGTCATCAGCCTCTCGTGACAACATGTGCAACAACTCTAATTGCCATGGGTAAGTCGGGTTAATAAATTTAACTGGATCCAATGGCTTACAATTGTCGCTGGAGTGCACTTTCCCTTCCTTGCTGCAGTACTTTATATTCGCTGCCCTGTCCCCACGTGCCTTCTCTATGTGCGCGTCAAATAGATTCTTGCGTAGAACGTCAAACTCCATAGGTGATTTAAATTCCACATATCCCTGAAGATGCTTTGTCGATCCTTCTTCCTCTCCTACAATATATGCGGAACACTTCACCCTGCAAAAGTCTAAAACACTGTGTAATTTGTGCCCATCGTAATTATTAAGCGTAAAAGTCCATCGCCGGGCGCGATCACTCCTCTTGCGCTTCACCGGCCGGGCCGGACACGTCACATCCCTATCTTCAGGGGGGGGAGTAGTATTACCCCCCCCCCTGTGCCAAACGTGCCAACAAAAAATCATTGTTGGCGTCACCAATAATTCCTCTCTCTTCCACGTCACACTGCTGGCTATCAGTCATATCGTCCCAATTTATCATAATAATTTATGAAAAAAAACGCCCGCCTTTTATAGCCGAGTTTTTCACAAAAAGGAGTCTCACGGGCGTAGGGCGCAAACCCACAATAAATTTTCCTATATTAGGAAAATTCTTTAACCCACAATAAAAAATCTCAAAAATGGTATGGAATCACAATTGGCCGACTCGCGCAAATTTAGCATACAACGCCGTTCGGGGCGTTGGTTACGCTTATGGAAAGCGCAAATATATCGCTGCCGGATTAGGTGCTGGTGCAACTGCAGCTGGAGGTTATGGTGCTTACCGCTTCGCGTCAAAAAGGAATCGGTATAGGCCCCCTGCACGTCGGGGTACCAAAGGTGGTACTCGTTTCCGTTCAAGTGCTCGTAAATACCCCGGTCGCTTCGTACCTATTCGCAAAAAATGTTCATTCCGATATGTCGAAACTGTTAGTCTCGATGTTGCCTCTAACTCTGCTGGTGCAAGCAGTGTCCAAAAACTAATTTATCCGCAACAAATTGTCGATGCTCTTAACCACAATAATAACTCTCACCAACCTCGTCAGTACGATGCCGCAATGTCTGTATATGATAGGTGCACGGTTATAGGTGCCAAAA